ATTGAAAAGTGTGACTCATGGCGCGACCACTTTGAAGCTAACTACTCACAACGCTTTGAAGAATACTACCGTCTCTGGCGTGGTCAGTGGTCTCCACAGGATCGCACACGAGACACTGAACGCTCTAAGATTATATCTCCTGCGCTACAGCAGGCTGTTGAGTCTTCAGTAGCAGAGCTAGAGGAAGCTACCTTTGGCCGTGGTAAGTGGTTTGACATTAAAGATGACATCTACGACCAAGACCCTAACGACATTGCTTTGCTGCGTAACGCACTAGAGCAAGACTTTAAAAAGAACAAGGTACGTAAGGGTGTGGCAGAGTGTCTGATTAACGCTGCTGTGTTCGGTACAGGCATTGCTGAGATTGTCATTGAAGAAGAAAAAGAAATGAAGCCTGCCACACAGCCTGTGATGGGGGGTGAGCTTACAGCGGTAGGTGTTAATATACAAGACCGTACATGCGTTAAGCTGCGTCCTGTAATGCCTCAGAACTTCCTGATTGACCCTGTAGCTACAGACATTGACTCTGCCCTTGGTTGTGCAGTAGATGAGTTTGTGTCAGCTCACTCAGTAGAGCAGCTACAGGAAAGCGGTGTGTACCGTGACGTAGACATACAGCTTGCTTCTCCTGACTTTAACATTGAGCCTGATCAAGATTTGACACGCTTTGATGAAGACAAAGTACGACTGACTAAGTACTATGGTCTTGTTCCTCGTCACCTGTTAGACAAGGCAATGGAAGAAAAAGACGCAGAGGAAGTAGGAGAAGAGATTGTTACCTTTGAAGACGAAGATGATTCCTACTATGTAGAGGCTGTTGTTGTAGTAGCTAACGGCGGTGTACTGCTAAAGGCTTCTAAAAACCCCTACATGATGGAAGACCGTCCTGTCGTAGCATTCCCATGGGATGTCGTTCCTAGCCGCTTTTGGGGTCGAGGAGTATGTGAGAAAGGCTACAACAGTCAAAAGGCGTTAGACACAGAACTACGCGCTCGTATTGACGCTCTAGCACTGACTATACACCCAATGATGGCTATGGATGCTTCTCGTATGCCTCGTGGTGCCAAGCCTTCCATACAGCCCGGTAAGACCATCCTAACCAACGGCAACCCTTCAGAGATACTACAGCCCTTTAACTTTGGTAATGTTAACCAGATTACCTTTGCACAGGCTCAGTCACTACAGACTATGGTACAGACTGCCACAGGCGCTATCGACAGTGCTGGTATCTCTGGCTCTATTAACGGTGACGCTACAGCCGCTGGTGTTTCTATGTCACTGGGTGCTATCATCAAGCGTCACAAGCGTACACTGATCAACTTCCAAGAAGCATTCCTTATCCCCTTTGTACAGAAGGCTGCTTACCGTTACATGCAGTTTGAACCTGAGCTGTATCCAGTAGCTGACTACAAGTTCCACACCTCTAGCTCACTGGGTATCATTGCTCGTGAGTACGAAGTAACACAGCTTGTACAGTTGCTACAAACCATGTCACCAGACACGCCGATGTATCCTAAGCTGGTTATGTCCATCATTGACAACATGAACCTGTCTAACCGTGAAGAGCTTATTGCTACTCTTGAGCAAGCTAACCAGCCTAACCCAGAAGCTCAACAGGCTCAACAGGCAGCACAACAGGCACAGCTACAGTTCCAAGCTTCGCAGACTGCTGCACTACAAGGACAGGCTACGGAAGCACAAGCTAGAGCACAAAAACTTATAATGGAAGCTCAAGTTATTCCACAGGAATTGGAGATTGATCGTATCAAGGCAATCACTACTAACTTAGAAGTAGGCGATGCTGACGATAAAGAGTTTGAAAGACGCATTAAAATGTCTAAGGAAATGCTTAAGGAACGTGAGATAGCTATTAAAGAAAGAGAAGCTGTAGCAAGACCTCAAGGAGGAATGCAGTAATGGTTACAACCAGAGAGCTTGAACATGTGGTTGAGCAAGTAAATGTAAAGTTTGAGGAACTGTTTAAGAAGATTGCACAACTTGAGAAACAAATGGAGACTAAGAATGCCAGCAAAAAAACCAGACCCAAGACTAGCTAGAGCTGGTGTTACTGGATACAATAAGCCGAAGCGTACCCCTAATCACCCAAAGAAAAGCCATGTTGTTGTGGCAAAGGAAGGTGACAAAATCAAGACGATTAGGTATGGAGAACAGGGGGCAAGCACAGCAGGAAAACCCAAGGCGGGTGAATCTGCTCGTATGAAAGCCAAGAGAGCCAGCTTCAAAGCAAGACACGGTAAGAACATAGCAAAAGGTAAGATGTCAGCAGCTTATTGGGCTGATAAATCTAAGTGGTAAACATTTAAATGTACATAAAAGTGGTTTAAGTCTACATATATATGCACATTGTCACTGTACATATAAACACAACAGGAGAATATTATGCCATACGGTAAAGGTACATACGGTAGTAAAGTAGGTCGTCCACCTAAGAAGAAGACAGCGGTAAAGCCTAAGAAGAAGCCAGTTAAAAAAGGTAAGTAACATGCCAGCCAAAAAGTCTACAGTAAATAAAGCAGGTAACTACACTAAGCCCACTATGCGGAAGAACTTGTTTAACAAGATCAAAGCAGGAAGTAAAGGTGGTAACGCTGGTCAATGGTCTGCTAGGAAAGCTCAGATGTTAGCTAAGGAGTACAAGGCGAAAGGCGGAGGTTATAAGTAATGGCTTTAAAAGAATCACAGAAATCTTTAAAGAAGTGGACAAAGCAGAAGTGGCGTACACCTAGCGGCAAAAAGTCTTCAGAGACTGGCGAAGTATACGCACCTTCTAAGACTATTAGTAAGCTGAAGTCCACAGCAGCAGGTAAAAAGAAACTAGCCGCTGCTAATGTAAAGAAGAAAGCAGCCACCGCTAAGGGCAAGCAACACGCCAAGCATGGCCTTCATAAGGGTAAGAAACGATGAAGGGTCAGACCCACGGTGGTAAAGGAAGTGCCCAGCGCAAGACAGATCAAAAGAAGTTTGCAGCCAACTGGGATGCTATATACAACAAATCTACACAAAAGTCAAGTAAAAAAACAAATAAAGCTTGACTTTCTTATACTTTTATGCTATAATAACAAGGTAAGACTAACTAAAACAACACTGTCCTAATAGGAGAAACAGTATGATTGATAAAGACCTTGAGCTATATTACCGTAACATTAGAGATATGTTTGGAACAGACGGCTGGAAGCAGCTAATGGAAGACCTTAAGTCTAATGCGATGGTTATCAACTCAGTAGAAGCTGCAAAAGATAATGAAGACCTTCACTTCCGTAAAGGCCAACTTTCTATCATAGCTAACCTACTAAATCTAGAAGCTCAGATTGACTTAGCAGAAGAACAAGCAATGCAAGAGGAAGATGAAGTAGAAATAGAAGCTGCTTAATGAGGGCTATCTACGAGTATCGCTGCGAAGGTGGACACACAAATGAACGCTACACAGATTCAGAGTGTACCCACATTCCCTGCTTAGATTGCGACAAGATTGCAAGAAGGATTGTAAGTGCTGTGCGAAGTAAGTTAGACCCGCTATCTGGTGATTTTATGGGTGCTACTAGACAGTGGGAAAAGAACAGAGCGCAGAAGTTACAGCAAGAACGCAAGGCCAACTCTTAACCAAGAAGCCCTGTATAATACACCTCCATAATGAGAATACTCACGGAGTTTAATAATGGCAACACTAATAGACGAGCGTCCAGAAGACGTTGAAACTGAACACGAAGAAGTAAGTCAAATTCAAGAGGAACCTCAAGTAGAGGAGACTCCTCAAGAACAAGAAGAAATCCCTGAGAAGTACCAAGGAAAGTCAACTGCTGAGATTGTAAGGATGCATCAGGAGGCTGAGAAGTTACTAGGCCGTCAGAGCAGTGAAGTAGGGGAGCTTCGTTCAGTAGTAGATAACTACATACAGACACAACTCGACACAACACCAGCAACCCAAGAACCTGAAGAAGACATAGACTTTTTCTCTGATCCCGACAAGGCAGTCGAAAGAGCGATTAAGAATCATCCTTCAATCAAAGCTGCTGAAGCACAGACTCAGCAGTATAAACAACAAACAGCGCAGGCTCAATTGCAACAACGTCATCCCGACATGCAAGAGATTCTGCAAGATGGTAAGTTTGTTGATTGGATTAAAGGATCAAAGATTCGTACTCAGCTCTTTGCACAAGCGGATACGCAGTATGACTACGAAGCTGCTGATGAACTCTTCACTACGTGGAAAGAACGTCAACAGATAGTAGGACAGACTGTAGCTAATGAGAAGGCTAGTCGCAAAACCGCAGTTAAAAACGCCTCAGCAGGTAATGCTAAAGGTAGCGGCGAAGCAGCAAGTCGTAAAGTTTATAGACGCTCAGACATTATTAAACTAATGCAGACCGACCCTGATAGGTATTTGTCTTTGTCTGACGAGATCATGCAAGCGTACCAAGAAGGGAGAGTCAGAAACTAAATCTCTTTAAGGAAGTATTATCATGGCTACATCAGTATATCCCAACATGGGCGGAGCAGTAGACAACACTAGCGCCGCTAAGTTTATCCCAGAAATCTGGAGTGACGAAGTAATTGCTGCATACAAGAGCAATCTTGTAATGGCTAACCTCATCAAGAAGATGAGCATGACTGGCAAGAAAGGTGACACCATTCACGTTCCTAAGCCTACTCGTGGTTCAGCTCACGCTAAAGTTGCAGAGACTGCCGTAACTATCCAGAACTCTGTTGAGTCAGAAGTCCTGATCAACATCAACAAGCACTTTGAGTTCTCTCGTCTGATTGAAGACATCACCGAAGTACAGGCTCTCGCTTCTCTGCGTCAGTTCTATACTGGCGACGCTGGCTACGGTCTGGCCAAGCAGGTTGACAACGATCTGTTTGAACTGGCTAAGTCTTTCGGCGATGGCGATGGCTCTAGCTACGTTAACTCTGGTTCTTTCCAGATCAACACTACCTCTGGCGCTCTTGAAGCATTTGACGCTGACGGTGCTGCTGACATTGGTGCATTCTCTGACGCTGCGTTCCGTGCGCTGATTCAGAAGATGGACGATGCAGACGTTCCTATGGACGGTCGTAGCTTCGTTGTACCACCCTCACTGCGTAACGCTATCATGGGTATTGATCGCTACACTTCTACTGACTTTGTTAATGGCAAAGGCGTAGAGACTGGCAAGATTGGTAACCTGTACGGTGTTGACGTATATGTTTCTACTAACGTACCTGTCATTGACACTACTGGTGGTGCTTCCATCCGTGGCGCTCAGCTGATCCACAAGGACACCAATGTTCTTGCAGAGCAGCAGGCTGTACGTTCTCAGACTCAGTACAAGCAGGAATTCCTAGGAACCCTGTACACTGCTGATACGCTTTACGGTTGTCAAGTAATGCGTCCAGAAGCAGGCTTCACCCTAGCTGTAGTATAAGCTAAACTGGGGGATTCTTCGCGGAGTCCCCCTTTCTTTATTCTTCTTCTCCCTTTCTTTTGTTTTCGTAGGAGCTACAATGGCTATATTTAGAGGTGACGGTGGTGCTGGCGATTCCAATACGGACGCTACTATATCTGCTGTTACAGCCCAAGCTAACATAGCTACTACGAAAGCAAGTGATGCAGCCGCTAGTGCAGTAGATGCGGCTAACTCTGCTACAACAGCTACAACTAAAGCTGCT